CTATGCGTAGTTGTTTCTCATCAGGAATAACCTTAATTCAAGTTCCGATCCTTCCCTATACTTCCCTCCATGCGGGAATACGTAGTGCACCGTTCTCCCTTCCCGGCAGAGTTCTCCAATCATGGCTTCGGCATTTGCCATCCTTTTTTCTAACTTTTTCAGAAACCTATCTTCTTCTTTCATCCTGCGAAGTTGGCGGCCTTCCATCAATTCTTCTATGCTTTTTCTCATTACTGTTCTCCTGTTTGCGTTGTTGATGTGTTCATTATAGATACTCTGTATCCATTGTCAAGAGGTTTTATGAATTATATTTATAAAATATTTTTATTGACAAAAGCCAGGTACATGATTTATCATCTTTTTGTAGTATCGAGTTTTGCACCCCAGCCGCTTATGCGGCTTTTTTTTCGTCCAAAATAAATGATAAGCCCAACAATACTGGCGGTAGTAATCGCCATATTTACAGCTCTTTCCTTTACTGGCGGGTTTGTGGTCAGTAATTGGCGATCAGGAGCCCGGATAGAGAAACTAAGCTCCGAGAATTCCGTACTCACTGCCGCAAATGATCACTGTGCCGCCGATGTGCAAAGCGTACGCGCAGATATTGATGCACTTACTCAAGCCGCGGCTGAACGGGTCAAGGAGGCAAAGGCCGAAGCGGTAAAGGCACAGCCCAAGGCAGATAAGCACACAAGCCGCGCAATAGTCATCAAATCGGCACCGATTCGCACCGATGAGACGCTATGCCAGGCAGTTGAGCGTGAACAGATCGAATATGTAACGGGGCGGCGGAATGGCGATTGAAATGATAATGCCGTTTAAGAAAACATTTGCGGCGATGGTGGTATCGTCGCTATTCGGCTGCGCGGGAAAGCCGGTAATCCAGACTCAAGTCATCGATAGACCGATACAGATACCGTGCGAAGTGCAGATTCCCGGTGAGTGCAAGGATGCGTATGCGGTTGACCGCGTTTCTCCTGCCGACAATATGCTGGCGGTCAATCGGGCTCTGAGGGCGGAAGTTGAAGAGAGGGCGGCTTGTGAGGTCAAGATGAGAGCTGCGGTTAAAGGATGCAGCCAAACATTAGGAGTGAAGCAATGAAACTGTTTTTCGGGAAGCTCCGGTTGAGAATTATTTTTGCCGTTTCGAAAGTGCTTTGTGTTCCGATCAAGGTCAGAGAGGAATACCTAGAAGAGCACGTGTTCGGAATGAAGCCGTCAAGGACGGCGGTTAAATGGATCGACAAGCATGGCGCGCAAAACAATTAAAACAAAAGCAAAAGTAGATTTAATCCTTGAAGGAATAGCGCAAGGCAAATCTGCAAGAGCAATGTGTATTGAAGCAGGAATAAGCCAAAGAGTTTTATGGAACTGGCTAGCGAACGATGAAGAGTTAATGCAGCAATACGCGCGCGCGAAGGAAATTGGCCTTGATTACATGGCCGAAGATATGTTGGATATTGCCGATGACGGATCAAACGATTGGATGGAAAAAAATGATCCTAACAATCCAGGCTATGACTTCAACGGCGAGCACGTTCAACGCTCACGCCTTCGGGTAGATGCGCGCAAATGGTACTTGTCGAAACTCGCACCGAAGAAATACGGTGACAAAATTGTGAATGAGCATCAAGGCGGCGATCCAGATAAGCCCATTCTGCAAAACATAGCAATTTCCTTCGTTGCCGCTCCAAAGCCGCCAACTGCCTAATTATTGTGCGATTTAAATGCCCTACAATCGATTTAAATCAAGTGCTTAATACCTAACCATAGGCATGGTTCCTAAAAATTATCCCTTTTTGTGCGAATGGTGCGGCAACCCGAGACAGCAAGGAAATCACAGCATTTGCAGCAAACATTTGCAACAAATCGGGCAAGGACAAAAGAAAAGGAAACGCAAGCCACATCCCAGAAACATGGAGCGGTATTACCTGAATTACCTTAAGCCTCAAATATTGGAACAGAACTGAATGCTAGGCGTTTTAATGGGTAAAGTGGGAAAGGGTCTCACTCTCTCATCGGCGAAAAAAATGAAAGTGGGAAAATGAGTACGTTTAACGCACAATTCCCCGAGAAATTGCAGTTTCTGTTCGCTCCAGCTCGCTACAAAGTTATGTACGGTGGCCGGGGTGGCTCGAAGAGTTGGGGCGTAGCCAGGGCGCTTTTGATCCTGGCAGCAAGCAAGCCTCTGCGCATACTCTGCGCGCGCGAGTTTCAGAATTCGATTAAGGAATCCGTCCACCATCTTTTGCAGTCACAGCTAAATAAAATGGAAATGCAGGCGTTCTACACGGTCCAGAACGCAGCGATCTTGGGAGCGAACGGTTCCGAGTTCATCTTCGCCGGGCTGAGGAACAATGTCACGAATATCAAATCGCTTGAGGATGTGGATATTGCATGGATTGAAGAGGCGCAAACCGTCTCGAAATCAAGCTGGGAGACGCTAATCCCGACGATCCGAAAGCAGGGCTCCGAGATATGGATAACCTTTAACCCGGTCCTTGAGAGCGATGAAACCTACCGGCGCTTTGTGGTTGATCCTCCATCCGATGCGATAGTCCAGAAGATCAATTGGAGCGACAACCCATGGTTTCATGAAACCACACTACCAGGTGAGAAGGACGAACTCAAGCGCAAAGACCCGGATGCTTATCAGAACATTTGGGAAGGCAATTGTAGGGTAACGCTAGACGGTGCGATCTACGCGAAAGAGTTGCGCCAGGCGCAGGATGAAGGACGCATTAGAAGTGTGCCATACGACGCTACAAAGCCCGTACAGACGTTTTTCGATCTGGGATGGGCCGATAACACGTCCATATGGTTTGCGCAGTCTGTAGGGGCTGAGCTTCGATTGATTGACTATTACAGCAATAACCAATTGCCCATTCAGCATTACATAGGCGTACTGCAAAACAAGGGATACATCTATGGTACGGACTGGTTACCGCACGATGCAAAGGCTAAGACAATTGCAACAGGGCGCAGCGTCGAGGAAATCATGCTATCGGCTGGGCGAAAAGTACAGATTACGCCGAACCTATCAATATTCGATGGTATCAATGCAGCAAGGACCGTATTCAATCGGTGCTATTTCGATGAACGCAAGTGTGCAGATGGATTACAGAGCTTGAGGCATTACCGCTATGACGTGGACCCGGATACGAAGCAGTTTAGCGGGAAACCCTTGCACGATTATCACAGCCATGCGGCCGACGCATTCCGGTACTTCGCCCTATCGATAGCAGAAGATACCCGCACGGCAAGCGCGCGCGGAATCAGAATGGGAGGATGGAGAAGCTAATGAAGAGGTGTAGCGTACCGGAGTGTGATCGCAAGCATTATGGACAGGGTTTTTGTGGCAAGCACTATAAAACTGCCTACAAATCAGGCGCGATAAAGAATCCAAGGCTTGAGAGAAAAGTTCCGCTGGCTGTTAGGTTAGAGAAATACAGCCACATTGACCCGCTTTCTGGATGTATAGAGTGGTTTGACGCGAAGGATGGGTGCGGTTATGGGAAATTGTTTGTCAACAAAAAGACCGTTAGCGCTCATCGTATAGCGTACGAGCTAGTGAATGGGCCGATACCGGAAGGGCTGATCGTACTCCATAAATGTGATAACACATCTTGTGTGAATGCGGCACATTTATTTCTGGGGACGCATAAAGATAACGCGATTGATAGAAACGCAAAGGGACGTAATGCTTTCCAAGGCGGTGAATGCGGATCGGCTGCAAAGTTGACTGAAGAAAAAGTACGTCGAATTCGCTTCGATACGCGATCTCAGGAAGTAATCGCGTACGACTATGGTGTACATCAAGCGACCATCAGCAAGATAAAACTCCGCAAAAGCTGGACCCACGTCGCATGAATGATCCGCTATCTCCTATCACCAAGGACATCACAATCGAGGCATACGACAAGATATGCCGCGACATCCGCAACCAACCAAAGTGGCGTGAGGACTCGAACGTTGACTGCGATTATTACGATGGTGCCCAGATCACAGCCGAGGTTAACGCGAAGCTGAAACAGGCCGGAATCCCTCCGCAAGACTCCAACCTTATCAAACCGACTATCAACGCAGTGCTGGGCCTGGAAGCCCGCAGCCGCACCGATTACAAGGTCACGTCCGACGATGAGGAACAGGACGAGATAGCGCAAGCGCTGTCTGCCAAGATCAAGGAAGTCGAGACGGAATCACGCGCTGACCGGGCCATGAGCGATGCCTACTCGGGCATGATGCGTGCCGGTCTGGGATGGGTCGAGGTATCCCGCGAATTCGATCCGTTGAAGTATCCCTATCGAGTGCGTGAAGTTCACCGCAACGATATTTACTGGGACTGGACCGCACGCGAACCCGATTTGTCCGATGCTCGTTACTTGCGCCGCGATAAGTGGGTAGACCGCTCGCAAGCGCTTGAGATGTTCCCGGATGAAAAGCAGCTCATCGAGAACACGTGGAACGGCTGGAACAACCTTGATGTGTATGACGGTTCCGACTCCACCA